TGATGAGGTTGAAGAAACCAAACAGTCACTTGAAGATTTAATTTCTCAACTAGAACAAGCAGAGGAGGAAGATTGTGAGTCTTGTAAGATTTAAAACAAGTTTAGGAGATAAAAAAATGGTTGAATCCATGACCGTTTTTAATTCTCAAGAAGTAGATACCAAAAAGCAACCTATGTTTTTTGGGCAACCACTAGGAATTCAGAGGTATGATTCTTACAAGTATCCAATTTTTGATAAACTAACCACACAACAACTAGGATATTTCTGGAGACCTGAAGAAGTTTCTCTCCAGAAGGATAGGGGAGATTATCAATCTCTCCGTCCAGAACAAAAGCATATTTTTACAAGCAACCTAAAATATCAGGTTATGCTTGATTCCGTTCAGGGGCGTGGACCTGGTATGGCATTTGCTCCATACTGCTCTCTCCCCGAACTGGAAGCATGTATGAAAGTTTGGGAGTTTATGGAGATGATCCACTCCCGTTCTTATACCTATATCATTAAAAACGTTTATTCAGATCCTTCTGAAGTGTTTGATACGATTCTTAAAGAGGATCGTATCATGGAACGTGCCGTAAGTGTTACTCAAGCATATAACGACTTCATTAATAGTGCTCATCATTATGATAATTCTAATGAATGGATTCATGCGTTAGAACAAGTCCCATACGCAAAGGAGGCGAGGTATGAACTCAAGCGCAAACTTTTCAGAGCAGTTGCAAACGTTAATATACTTGAAGGTATTCGCTTTTACGTCAGTTTTGCTTGCAGTTTTGCATTTGGCGAACTCAAACTTATGGAAGGAAGTGCAAAAATCATCTCACTAATTGCTAGAGATGAAAATCAGCATTTGGTAATCACTCAAAATATTATGAACAAATGGAAAGAGGGTGATGATCCTGAAATGGCAAGTATTGCTAAAGAGGAAGAGCAGTGGGTTTATAAGACCTTTGAAAATGCCGTAAATCAAGAAAAACTTTGGGCAGAGTATCTGTTCAAGGATGGATCTATGATTGGTCTAAATGACAAACTGCTACAGCAGTATGTTGAATGGATTGCAAACCGTAGAATGAAAGCAATTGGTCTTAAACCACTTTATGATATTTCTGCAAAAAATAATCCACTTCCATGGACTGAGCATTGGATTTCCTCTAAGGGACTTCAAGTGGCACCTCAGGAAACGGAAGTTGAATCATACATAGTAGGTGGGATTAAGCAAGATGTTACCAAAGATACTTTCTCAGGATTCCAACTATGACGAATGGGTAGAACAAGAAATTGTTAATGCCTATAAAGAAGCAGCAGAATGTGATGAATTTTTGTTCGGTGATTATGATTATGAAAAAGAATGGTTAGGTAAAAAAAATGATGATGTAATGTGAGGGTCCTAGGACCCTCTTTTTTTATAAATAACTAGAAAGGTATTTGTAAAGACAATGTTATTACCATCGCAGCATAGAGAACTTACTGAGACTTACAGACTTGTACATCTTGGAGAAGTTGATGATATTACTGATGTAATGATCGAAGAGATCGTAGAAGAACTTATTGAAGAATGTGTAGAATTTGGTTGTGATCTAGACGAAGCGGCAGATTTAGTAGAGGATGCAACAACCGAGTATCTAATGGAACTCAATCCATATGCTCCTGCTGGTTCAAAAGAGGCAAGAGCATATCAGAAATCAACCACTGCTACAAAGCGTGGTGAGGCACGTAAAGCAGCAGTTAAAGGCGCTGTAGAGCGTGTTAAAAGCGTTGGAAGAACTGCCAAGGCAGTTGCTGGAGTTGCGGGTTCAATCGCCAAGGATGAGGCAAGAAGAGCAGGACGTGGTGCTGCCCATGCTGCTACAAAGGCAGTAGGAGCGGTTTCTGCTGCTGCTAGCAAGAAGAAAGCAGAAGTTAAGCAGGGCGTTAAGAGCCTACTTGGAAGGGGTCTCCGTAAGGCAGCAGGCGCTGCTGGTGTAGTTGCTCAAAAGGCACGTAAGGCAGGTGCTGCTGCTGGTAGAGCTGCTGAAAGACTTGGCGAAGATTATTTTGATTATGTTCTTGAGTATCTGGTTTCTGAAGGTTTTGCTGATACCAACGAAAATGCTTTAGTTATTATGGCAAACATGAGCGAAGAATGGAGAGAGGAAATTTTAGGACAACTTGATGAAGCTCAAAAACCTCTTCCAACTCAAAAAATGCAGAATAGAAGATATTATGTTCATATGAAGACTGGTGAAGCTGCTGGTAGTTCTCGCAATGAGAAAATTAGACAGGTTTTGGATGCACATAAAAAAGATCCAGAAGGTGAGGCAGCAAAAGCAAGAGCAAAGTCAAAATACAGAGGTTGATATAAAACTAACATAAAATTAAGCACCCTCTTGACAGGGTGCTTTTTTATTGCTAGAATACCTTTGTTAGGGTTGAAGGATAAATAATAGCTCTTAAAGATTACTATATGAGCTATGAGAATCCTTGGAGATTCAATGGAGAGATTTTTGAGTCTTCTGATATTCAAGATCATTTTGGTTTTGTTTATCATATCCACTGCACTGCAACTGGTAAGTCGTATATTGGTAGAAAGTATTTCTGGAGTTTCCGCACACCAAAAGGAAAATCTAGAAAAGTTAAATCAGAGTCAGATTGGAAAAATTATTATGGATCATGCCCCGAACTCAAAGCCGATGTTAAACTTTGGGGCAAAGCATCCTGCAACAGAACAATACTTAGCCTCCATAGAACAAAAGGACAATGTAACTACGAAGAAACCAAACAACTTTTCTTAAATGATGTGCTGAAAGAAGCACTTGACGATGGAACTCCAGCATACTACAATAGCAACATACTAGGACGCTACATGCGAAAAGACTATGGTAACTTTGGAGCAGACACTTCGTCAAACTCACGATTGGGCAGTTGATAGAATTCATACGTTGTCTGAACAAGATCTAGAAGATGCTCGTTCTATTCAATTAGAGTTTAGTGAATGGTTGAATCCTGATATTGAAGATCATGATATATACTCTCTAGAATATATTGGAGATTGAAAAATAAATTTATGTATTATAATAAATCCTTTCCAGTAACTATCATTGATGATTTCTATCCGAATCCACATGAAGTTAGAAATTATGCATTATCTCAAAAATTTGAACCAAATAAAACTGGTAGATGGCCTGGAGCAAGAACTAATACTATACACCAAATAGATGAACAAGGTTCGATAATGATGAAGTTTATGATAAAAAAAATTTTATCATTATTTTATACTGCAAATGACATAAAAACTATTACGATTGATAGTCATTTTCAACATATTAAACCTTTTCATAAAGATAAAAATCACGTATATAATCGTGGATATATCCATAATGATTCTACTATATTTGGAGGTGTTATTTATTTGGATCCAAATTCTGAAGAAGGAACTGGAACATCAATATATTCTTTGAAAAATAAATTAAAAACAGATGATTATCTCGACGAATATGCAAATAATTTAAAATTTAAATATCATAATCACAATATAGAATTTACTGATAATGATATCGATCTTTGGAATCAGCAAAGAGATAAATTTCAAGAATCTGTAAGAATAGAAAATATTTTTAATCGTTGCATATTATTTGATGGATATGAGCATCATGGTGTTCCTAGTTTTGGAACAAAAGAAAGATTAACGCAAGTTTTTTTTGTTTATGATTTGGAATTTTCTGATTGTAATATGAGATTTCCTTTACGAAGAGAATTTGTCGATGACTTCAAAATAAAAAGCTTACATAATTGACAAAAGATAAATAATCACTTATTATGCAGAAATCCCTATTATGAGTAGGGTATTTATCATGAGTCCTTGATGTGACAATTAGAGCCGTGGAAGATGCCCTTCGAGAGTTGGGTGTACCCCTCTTCTATACGGATGTAGAGTTCAATTAATTTTAATGCAAAACATCTTTACTGTAGCCCTGCCCCTTCTGGCATCGGTTACAACCAATATGGCAACACTGCCTGTATTTCCTCCTTTGACGGCACCACCAGCGCCATTTTCTGTTGTTAAGGAGTTTGAAACTACGACAGCGATCCGAGAGGTTGCTCCCGAAAAGCCAAAAGAGAAAAGGCTAATTTGTAAAGGGTGTTCAGAACATGAACAACTTGCCTTGGATTATTTCCAAGATCAAGGAATTAAAGACAGAAACGCCCTTGCTACTATCATGGGCAATATTAAGCAGGAATCTATGTTCGTGCCTAATATTTGTGAAGGTGGTAGCAGGACTCAGTACCATCACTGCGGTCGTGGTTATGGTCTGATCCAATGGACATCTGCCGATCGTTATTATGGATTGGGTGATTTTGCTAAGAAGTTTGGTGGTTCTCCATCAACACTTCCAACGCAACTTCGTTATCTGACGAATGAAGTTCAATGGAAACGAATCGAAGACCGAATGAAAACTCCTGGTAAGTCTATCGATCGCTACATGA